GCCGCGGCTGGTCAGCCGACGGGACAGTCGGCAGCAGCGGCGGTGTGAAGTCAAACGGGAAACTTGTAAGCCGGCGGAGGGGAACTCCCGCGGGAAAACGTACCGACGAAAGGGTAGCGCGGTTGGGTCCGGCGCGGTCCGGCTCGGGTAGGGCGCGGCGGGTGGAAGTTAAACGGAAACTTCCAAACCGGCGGCGGGAAACGTCCAACGGCGATCAAACCGACGAAAGTTTAGCGCGGTTCGCGGATCGCGGGGCGCGGATCGGGCGCGGTTCGATAGTCGGGATCAATCGTGGATCGGGGATTCTGGCTCCGATCAGGGAGGATCGCGGCCAGATCGGCCAACTTTTAATAGGTTTAGCCAATCGTGGATCGGGGAGCGCGGATCGCGGTACGTTTCAACCGGCGAGCGGGAGGCGGGGCGCGGCATGTTTCACTTTTTTAAAAGACACAAAAAACCCCGCGCTCGGCGGGGTTGATTGGATCGGGTTTATCGATCAGACGTGGAAGGTAACAGATCCGCCCTCGATCACTTCGCGGACTATGTCGCGGGTCCGATCCTCGCCAGATTCGCCGACTTGCTCGGCGACCGCGTCGGAAAAATTGTAATGATCGGTCGGGTCGTAATTATCTAGCTCGGTTTCGACTAGCGATTGCACGCGGTCTTCGATCAATCCAAACAACGCGCTAGCAAGTTGATCCTCGCGGTAAGCGACGGTCGCCATAGCGGCGGCCATTTGATCGACTTTCTGCGAAAGCTTTCGGATCTCAACGGCGGCGGCTTTTATGTCCGCGCCGGTCGCGTCGAGTCCGGCTTCTATCTGATCGGCGGCGAGCCGGTCGAGATACTCGGCCATAGATTCACGCGTGGCGGGTTGGTTTTGGTTTTCGATGTTCATAGTTCGGTGCTCCAATGTTGCGCCAGCGGTTCGTGGCGTTCGCGGAGTATACAACTAATCGCATGCATAAAAAAAGCCCGCACATTGGCGGGCTTGGCGGGGCCGAATGATCGGCGGGTTAAGTGTGCGCGTAGCCGTCGCGCTCGATGCCGATGACCATATCGGGGACGTTCGCCATCGCGCAGCCAGCGAAGTGTAGCGGGTAACAATCCCGCGCCACCCAATCCACGAAGCCGACGCCTTTGTATAAAGGGTGGTCGGTGTCTCGAATGTGGCGACAGAAAATGCGCACCAGTGCGCACTGTTGATCGGAGGTGAACTGGGCAAGATGATCGATGAATTGTGGCATGGGGTTTTTCACTAGTCGAACCTCGCAATTTTTGAATCATACAGGGTAGCGACCGCCACAATGCCATACGGGTAGACGTAGCACGTCACGCTGTCGTTGGGTTCGTCGAGCGCGCAAAGTTTTAGCAGCGGCGGCAGCGGATCGTCGCCGTCGCTATGGTAAATGCCGTCAGCGTCCAGCGTGCCCGAGAATGGGTATTGATTAAATCCGCCCATCTGATAGCAGTCGTCCATCACTTGCGCGGCTTCTTCTATCGTTGCGGCTTTTTCTTGTAGCACGGCTTCGGCAAAAAAGTCGGGGATGATGCCGCACATTTCCTGCAATTCGTCGCGGCTGAAATCATAACTGGCGGTCGGGTCGAGTATCCATTGCAGTAAAACCTTTGCGGGCCGTATCTGTATCACTGTTTTCATTTTCGTTTTTCCTATATTGCGCCGGTATGGCGTGCGCCCAGTATAAGATTAATCCCATGCAAAAGAAAAGCCCGCACGTTGGCGGGCTATTGGAGCGGATGAGGGGGCCGATCAGGCTGCTAGCGCGATTGTCTCCCACTGGTTACGCGGCAAGTCTAGAACGGCGCGACCGTGCGAATACCAATCATCCACAGAATCAGCGTCGGCAGTGTGCGCGACGGCGGTAACCGCGTTAACTAAGGTTGCACGGCTGATAGGCTTGTCACGGTATCCGCTCTGCTGGATCGTTTGCATAAGGCCGGCCATTATCGATTCGGACGATTTTTTCGGGAGGCTTAACACTTTGACGACGCTATCGACGACGGCGGCGGGATTGGCTAAACCATTCTCGACAATGTCCCCGTGCGCGATCCGGAACATTTCGACGGCTTCGTCAAAACTATCGCGGGAAGTGTAACCGGCGACAACGTCGCGCAATTTCAGTTGCAGCGCGTGATTGTCCGCGTCTTTTGCTTCACTGGTGAGCAAAGACCAATCCTCGGTCCCGCGTGCGCTGGTGACATGAGTGTGGCGACTTTTTTTCTCGCTACTGCATCCGTTTAGGCACCACAACGTCCATACCATTTGCATAACTTCCACGCTACCCATGCCTACCTCGCTATTGCGCAGCATGATGCCGTTCGCCATGGCGTCACCTATCGCGGGTTCGGCTACTTGGTTCTCCGATTTCAGTCTCATGTAAAGGCGAGAGTCGGTGACGGTCCCGTTAACGATTTTCCAATTCGCTTCGGATTCCATCAATTGCGGGAGCGCGGCCTGCACCAGATCGACATTGTCGAACGTCTTAAACTTGTCGCTAACGATGGCGCGAACAAGCGGCTGATCGCCGTCGAACGTGCGGAGCATTTTAGACTTCGGCTCATTTACCAGAATTTTGTTAATTAGGTTATCGAATTCCGGCGCATAGTTGTCGTTGTCACGTAACCGGCGAGCGGTCCGAACATCGATATCGCAATTGCTTGCCAGTTGCTGGAATGCAATTTCGTTAGTCGTGAATTGTTGCGTCGGCATGCCGCCGTTCGCCTCCAAAACAATGTTGGTATTCCCGTCGCGGGTTTGCACCTGTAACTGATCGGTCGGGGCAATATAGTCGGCTTTTCGGCTGGCTTGCTCGCTGATCTGTCGAAGGATGTTTTCCAGCGTTCCGTTCGCGTTCTCTAACGTAGTATTTAACATGTCACTTTTCCAATTGTGGGGCGTGCGGTGCGCCCTAAATGTTTACCGCATGCGAATAGTCTCATATATGCACGCGAGTGCAATGGTTTTTTTTAAAAGTTTACGCGGCGGCGCGTAGGATGATATTCCCGTCCACCACGAAACCAGAATCGTCGTGCAGTGCCGGACCCTTAGCCGTCAGACCGACGACGACCGGACCGGCCATTACGTTATCCAAATCTGACAGATCACCATCAATAACCGGTCGGCCAAGGTATTCGCTCGGCATCGAATTTTTAAAAACTACTGCGACGGGGACGCCAGTGGGCAGCGCGGCGGCTACTTGGTTTTGGTATTGAGGGCGGTCGCTGTAGCTAAACATCAACCGGTAATTGCCTAGAGTGTTGTCCAATCGCTTCGCTTGCTTCGTGTAGTCATAGAAAAATAGATCGGGGAATTGCTGCGGGATGCCATGCTTTTCCCACGGTATATCACTGAGCACATTCAGCCGAACAACGCCTTGCATGCCTTGCTTATCACAAAGTTTTTTAAAGTTTGCCAATTCACGGGTGAGTTGGGCGAGGAATCCAGATTGATCGGCGTGCCAGTAATCAGTCTTTGCTTGACGGGCAATGTTGACGCTGTCATACACTGCCGCAAGTCCGGCTTCTTTTAGGCAGGCTTCCATACAGTTCGCGGCTTTGCTACCGGCGCAAATAATATGGTCCGGCATCATGCTTAGGCTCGCCATGCGGATCGGCTTCGCAAAGTGGCTATTCGGTTTTTTCTGGGTTTTCTTTACTTTCGTGTTCGTGGCTCGGGTATCTAAAAGTTTCATCGTTCGCATCCTTATTTATAGGTGTATGCGAACTATCTCTTATCCGGCCATAAATATCAACAGCGGGTTTATCGTTTTGTTTGGTCAGTTTTTGCACAACGCTATCGGTCGGCTGAGGGCCTTTCTCAAACCACGCTAAAATTTTAAAAAGTAGCCAAGTCACAACAGTTTCCTATGGGATTTATCGCAGGCTAACAATAGGCCAGCGCGCACTGTCAATCCTTAATGGACGTTCCTATATAGTCTTTTTAGAGAAATAAAAAACAAAACAAAAAAAAGTTCCCGAAAAGTCCTATGTAGTTACGCGTTTTTTCATTTGGCCGTAACGCCCTGAATCACGCCGGTACGCCAACGGTACGCCTGAAAGCCCCGTCCTATAAGGGCTGTACCGCCGTACCGCCTGTACCGCCATTTTTGAAATTTTTTTTTCAAAAAATATTTTTTCTGGGAAAGTACTATATAGAAGCGCGTTTTTTTGCACCAAGCGCCGCGAACCGCGTTACGCGACCCTCTTTCCCGTCCCCTCACTCGAACATATTGTTTTGCAGATTGACGACTTTGTTGTCGCGAATCCCATACCGTCGAATGGTGTTGTGGACGGTATTGGCGTTCAGTCCGAGTTTTCTGGCGATGTCTGTCCCTCGCATTTTGTTTTGGTGCAGGTACAGGATTTGCAGTCTCACGGCATCGGTGAGCGGTGCTGACGGTTTTTTCGGTGGATCGCCTAGTATTGGGTTCGATCTGCCTCGCGGCAGTTGTTTGGCTTTTTCTTGTGCGCGGATCGCGGCTAGGAATTTGTCTGTCATTCCTCGCCCTCAATCACTTGGATGCACCGCTTGCATCGATCAGGGCTATCACTTAGCAGAAATTTTGCTATGGGGATCACTCTGTCGCTGCCATTGCCGCAGAGCGCGGCCACCCGCCCGAGCATCTGGGCGTGGAGTCGTTCAGTACTGGTTTTGCCGCTAGGCTTTTTAAAACTGAAGCCGGTCATTGTCGTTCAATCCGCAAATCTAATTTGTCTGCGTCGTGGAGTGTGGTGCCGCTGATCGTAACAATCGCGTCGTGCCACATTTCCTCTTGGCGCACCCTCGCTTCTCCGGCTAGTTCGATTGTCGGGTAAGCGCCGACGAAAGTTCGATGTGCGCCCGCCAGCGTTTGAACCATGCTGACGACGTAGACATTCGCCGTAATTTTATGTTGTTCCATGTCACTTTTTCCAAGTTGTTAAAGATCTGGTCGATTTCTCGACCGGTATGCATATTATCGCATACTCAACTTTTAAAAGATACCCCCAGTTTTAGACATAACTTAGACAAACGACTATTCTTCGCAGATTTTGCAGACCTCAAAAAAGTAATGGCCGTCTTCGTCCTCGCCGAACACCGCTTCGAGTTCGATGTCGGGGTGTTTTGGGCAGAAGATTGCATCTGGCAAGTTCCACGGTGCGCGGGGATCGCTCCGCTCGGCGTCTTCGCGGTCGGTCATACCGGCCCCTCTGCCACTGCTTTATTGCCTGCTTTTACTTTCGCCGCGATCCGCTTGCCTCGTTTTTCGGTATGTTTCATTTTTTTCCAAATTAGTGTTGCATCGGTAAGATAACTCCCATACCATCGCATTTCAACTTTTATTGGAGAAAGTGAATTGGAAAAATCAATCGACATAGCAGCAGACAATTTTGTGAGGCTGCACAAAAAAAACTTTTTGGACTTAGACCACATTCAAGACGGCTACGGCTCTGTCGCTGGCTTTCTCAGCGCAGAGGGTCAGCCAACGGGTGATCGAGGCGAAAAGCAAATAGAGATCAAATCGTGGGAGCATAAAGACGGCTGGGTTAGTACTGTCGAGTGGTTCGAGGACACCTATCAGATCGGCTACTACCGATTGCCCTTAGAAGAGAGGATCACCCCGCAAGACCACACCCCTCAATTGAATTTCGATCCTGATTTCAACTGTTGCTTGGATCGGATCAATGAGTTGAGAGACGAGGGCTACTGCGACATATCGATGCACGAATTACGTGAAGGCGAATACGTTAGCGAGATCGACATTGAAGACTACATAGAGGGGTGGGTAGAAAATGCATAAAGACGCTAACAAAATCGCACGTCGCATTGACGACGCGTTCGCCGCGCTCCGCGACGAGGGGTTCTTTGCCAAGGCCAACCACACGTGCTGCCAGTCCTGCGGGCTGTCGGAGATACCCGCAGACAAAGAAATGGCTTACGTTTTTTATCACATGCAAGACGCGGAGAATTTGAAAGATGCTGGCGTTTGCTATCTGGCGTGGGGCGGATGTGGTCAAACCATTTGTACCGCGCTCCGCGACCAGCATTTGGAAGTCGATTGGGACGGCAGCGAGCACACTCGAATCAAAGTCAGCGGTTTGGTGCCTCCAGCGAAAAAACGCTGGGACGTGACGATCATTCAAACGAGTCTCGTGAAAAACGTACAGGCGCAAACGGCAGAGCAAGCGGGCGCTTGGGCTAGGGACCAAGCGACGTGGTCTGACAACGTCATAAACGTGGAGACGATTGCTATTGAGGACAACACGGTCGATCCGACAAACCCTGTGCTTTTGAAATCAATCGATGATTTGGAATTGCTTGTTCGTGCGCGTAATTGCCTGTTGGCGGACAACATTCAGTACATCGGCGAACTCGTGCAACGCACCGAGGCTGATCTTTTAAAAATTTCTAACCTTGGCAAACGCGGCTTGACCGATATCAAAGAAGGGTTGGCTAGATACGACTTGGCGCTCAAGCAACCGGCCCGCCAACCAAGGCACAAAGTTACCAATCGAAGCCGACAAATCTTTGAGATGCGCCAAGCCGGTAAAACGTACCGCGAAATAGGTGATGAGTTTGGTTTCTCTGGTGTGAGGGCGAGACAAATTTATGAAAAGACGGCTGAAAAGATCCGTATCAACGAACTCGAAGGCCACAAGTGAAAGGCGAACTGACAATAATCTTCGACGAAGAAGAAGCGGAGCGAGTGGTAACGCTGGTTCTTGGTCTTGATGAACGGCTGTCCTTTATGGAACAGCAACTTGAAACTTTGTTGGAGAAGGTGAATGAACTTGAGCATGGACAAAAGCCCAGAAAACGCCGAAGAAGCCCTGTATCAGGTGCTGGTGATGCAGCTACTCCCAAGAACGTGGAGTGATTCAGAGCGGGTTGAGTTAGAAGATATCGTTCGTAACCTTGAAGGCGGATTGCCAGAAAGGGTCGTTAACATGTTGAAATTTAAAGCAATGTGCAAATTCATGGGCGTAGGAGAAAGCAATGTCGGTTAATTTTTTAAAACTGCATGAGATGCAGACAGCGATGAACTCTTTGGCCGTGGAAGAGGCTGAGAAGTCTGGTAAGAAGATCACGGCGGGTATTCGCACGGTCGCCGATGCGGTGGGTGTGGACTACGCCACGATGAAAGGTTTTGTGTTCGGGACGATCAAAAAACCGTCAGAGCGCACCGTGGACCGCGTTCGTTTGTTTTTGCGCGACGGTGAGAGCCAGACGCCTCCTCCGCAAGAGCCGCGTGCCGCGAAGAGCGCGGCGTTGAACAACGACGACATCGCAATTTTGTTGGATCTTTTGTCCACGACTGCGATGGATATCAGAGAGGATTACCAACGTTTGGATGCTCAAACGGGGGACTATGCGGTCAGTAACTCAACTTACCACGCGCTGTATGTTCGAGAAGGGCGTTTAAATCAATTGCGTAAGAAGGTTGAGTCGCAGGCTTCCTGCAAGTTTGACTTTGATGTGGAACTGCAATCGGTTGTTCCGGTCGAGTCTGATTAATTGATATGCTCTGGGGCAAACCAGTTCGGGTTGGGCAATCACAGCCCTCCAAGCGCGTTCCCGTCCGCGTGCCCCAAAGGCGGGACTTTTTAGGGCAAGAGCTAACATACTCTTTCCTGCGCGTTCCCGTCCGCGTGCCCGAAGGCGGGGCTTTTTTCGGGAGAACGCCGTGGACAAGGACAGCGTAAAACTAGGCATCCTGATTGGCATAGGCATTATTGTTGCGATCAACCTGCTTTCCTTCGTTCTGGTACTTACAGTAGGACGATAGAGGACAACCCACATGACAGAAAAGACAGAAATTGAAGAAGCAACCCTTTCGATAAATCTGTCCGCGCAACAGGCGCTGATGTTAATTCAACTTTTAAAAATGTCGAAAGACGACCCCCGCATACACGGCCTGATCGGCACGTGCTTTTGGTTTCATTCGCACGACAAAGATCAAGAGCAAGAGGTCAAAGAGAATTGGACTTCGGTGTTGGAAAAGCTGGAAGGATTAAAACTAAATGGTGAATAAATCGTTTACGCACAGGTTGTTTGAAGAATTAACAAAGGCCGACAAGATAAGTGACATTCAAAAGCGGCTGCAAGACACGGCGACACTACTGGTCGCATATCCCGACGCTACGTCAGATCGATCAGAAGAGTGGATGGCTACCATCAACTGCTGCCGCGTAGAACTGCGGCGCAGGTTTCAAAACAAACAAATAACGGGTTAGCCTTCGCGGTAAGCGTCTAGCTGCCGCGCCTCTCGGGCACGATCTTCTTTCCACTCGCTAAAAATCTTACGCAATTGTCCGCTGATTGAGCGGTCTTCCAACTGCGCAATTTCTTTGATCTGCCGGTACACGGGGACCGGAACGAGAACTGATTTCCATTTATTGGTATCCATACGCGAGATTATAAGGCAATCCTATAACCCGCGCAACACTATACTTCTTCTGTTTCGCCCCAGCTTTGCCCGAGATCAATGTCGCATTTGCTAGGTACGCGCAGCGGTATAGCAGCTTCCATGATCTCCCTGATCCGCTTGGCGTGTTCCACGTCCCGCACGCTGCAACCCAATTCGTCGTGTACCTGCAACAGGGGCCGCTCCCCAGCTTCGTACAAATCGACCATGGCCTGCTTGGTCATGTCCGCAGCAGAGGCTTGTATCAGACGATTTAGCGCCTTGTACGTGTACGCACGCTTCAGCGGAGCCGTTTCGCCGTATGTAGCCTTCGCTTCTTTCAAAGGCATCGCTTTCTGCACGTCATAGCCCAGTGGCTCAAACATGTTGAACCGGCACTTTCGGCCTTTCAAAGATCGAAGGGAACCGTCTGCTTTTTGATCCACGGACCGTGACACGCCGTTCATTAGCTCTTTCACAAAAGGCACGCGGTTGTGGTACTGGCGCGTGAGGTCTTTTGCCTCGTCAATGTCCAGATCTAGCTGCTCGGATAGCTTGCGCACACCCATGCCGTACATCATGCCGAGGTTTATCGTCTTGGCTTGTTTGCGGCTGATGTTTGCCATGTCGGCAACCATTGTGTGGAAATCCATGTCCGGATCGTTGGTGTAGCCGTCCACAAACTCTTGCGCCCCGCCCAACGGACGGTTCTTCCACGCCCCGAAAACGCTGGCGTAATGGGTCAAGATCCGTGGTTCTTGCTGCGAATAGTCGATAGCTGCCCACAGTTCGCCTTCTTCCGGCAGGAACAGGCTGCGGATCATTGGCCCTAGCTCTGGATCGCGGGCAGGGATCTGTTGGAGGTTTGGGTTCGACATCGACAGGCGTCCGGAGACGGTGCCCCCGTCGTCACTGCGAAGCTGATTGATATGCCCGTGGATGCGGCAGTCGGAGCCTACAAACTTCATAATATTATTTATGAAAGTGCCTTGGATCTTATTGAGGTTACGTGCCTCGACGATCATTTTCGCAAACGGGTGCGGGTTTTCGCTCAAAAACGCCTTGGTAAACGATGGAGCGCCCTTGGCCGTGCGCGGATAAGCAACTTTTAGCTTGTCGAATGCTTTGGCTAAAGAAGTTGCCGCCCAGATCTCAACGTCGTAGCCCGCTTCTTTGTTGATTTCTCGGTAGGTTTGCTTCTCTCTTTTTAAAAGTTGTTGCTTGGAGCGTTCACACCGCTCTAGATCAACCCGTATGCCACGGTAGGTCATGTCGATCAGGCAAGGCGTGAGCCGCGTTTCAAGGTCAAAGATGGTTTCTAGCTCTTCTTTGTTGATCTCAACGCGAAAGAATTTGTACAGATCGTAAGCCAGACGGGCGTCTTGTTCGCCGTAAGGCCCTACAAACTGCGCAGGAAGCTTCCATAGCTCTGCTTTGGGGTCTACCCCGAAGTCCACTGCGGCCTGTGTGAGTAGCTTTTCTGACTTAGCCTTGCCCAGATAGTCGTAAGACAGGGCGTTCAGGCTGTAGCTGAAGCGGTTTTCGTCCAGCAGCGCAGCCATGATCATGGTGTCGATGATCTTGCCGTTGACGGGTATGTCGAGGGCCTTGAGCCACCCCAGATCGTAAGGTGCGTTGTGCATGATCTTTGGGCAGTCGGTGGCTAGCTGCTTCTTGAGCCAGCGCAGCACCTGTCCTTTGTCGAGATTACCCCCGCCAAGGTGCGCGATAGGGTAGTAAGCTTCAAAGCCTTCTGTGGCAATGGCTATGCCGACAACGTCCCCGTCTTTGCGAGGCCAACCCGGCCCCATCTGCTTGAGGTTGGGGTCACGCGTTTCTAAGTCGATAGCGATTTCTTTGGCACCGGTAAGGTCTACCAGTTCAAAAGGCGCTGTCCATTCGGATTCGGTCGAAAAAAGTGGGAATTGCAATTTAGTAGCCTTCTGCATGTGTCTTCCTTGGATCATCACCCATCGCAAAACGGGTGTACCAGATCGATTTTTTTAAATCTTCTTGCGCATCGAATTTCTTGCCCGCCCGCCACTGGTACTTAAAGCTGGCTAGGCGGCAGTAAGTCTGCACGGCCTCTGAGCCAAAAGCCGCGATCATGGCGTCGATACATTCGATCTCAGCGTCAGCGTAGTGGGCCGGTGAGTTGACCATGTCGTTCATATTGCGTAGCTCCTGTAGAAGTTCTGCGGCTCTAGGGTATATAGATTCTGTCTGGTGCGGGTGACGGCTACATAGAAGACCCTGTGCATGGAATCTGGGTCGCTTTCCATGCTGGCTTCTGCGGCTGCGGTGATGTCGGTGAACAGTACGACGTTGTCTGCTTCGCCTCCTTTGGCACCGTGGATCGTGGACAGGCGTATACGAGGCTCTGCTGACAGGTCCTCGCCCCGTTGCACTAGGGCGTTGATGTAGGCCACGTCCACGTCGGGCAGCTTGTCGAGTGCGTCTCTCCAATCCATGTCTGGCGTAGCCAGTAACCCGTTAAAATCTTTGAGGTCGTCGTAGGTAAACAATGCTTCTGGATCGCCTACAATCTTCTTGTAGCCACGGGCCACCCGCACGCCGTTGCCTGACATGAATGAGTACATGGCCTTGGCCGACTCGAAAGAGATCGGTTCGTTGTTTTGCATACAGTTCCACGCAGACAGAGCCACGCGTATCTTGTCGCGAACGCTGCGCACACCACCCCCATACTCGAAGTAGTAGCCCTGACTTTTTAAAAATTGCTGCACAGGCGACAAAAAGTAGTTTGCTTGCGCTAAAAAGAGCCAAGAGCCGTGGTTCATGTCCAACCCGCTGAAGTCAGTAAGCCGCTGTAGCTTGCCTTCGCTGGGCTTGGGCAGGTATTTCTTGGGAAACCGACGCTTGATACGTGCGCAGATGCGCTCTGCGACAACGTGAATGTTCGACGGGACTCGGTAGCTCTGCTCTAGAACCTCACTGCCGCCGTCGAGGTTGATAAAGTGCTCAACGTCTGCCCCAGACCATTTGTAGATCGCCTGATCGTCGTCACCTGCGCAGTACATTCGCTCGGACTTGCCGTCAATCGCGTGGGCTATGTCCCACTGCAAGGGCGATAGATCCTGCGCCTCGTCAAGCATCGCTAGCTTGAACGTAGGGCACACAGTGGGCGCGGTCTTGGCAAAAAGCTCCAACATGTCGGTGTAGTCAAACAGGCCGTGCGTCTTCTTGTACGCCTTCAGAGAGCGTGCAACGTAATCTACTTCCACCCACGGCTCGTCCAGCCCGCTCAGGTTGTACTCATCTTTGAGCAGGTTTTTCTTCAGCCGTGCCAGTGTAATCAGGCGAAGCAACGGCGTTTCTTTGGTCAGACTGTGATTAACGTCGTTAACGTAGTTCTGAGGAGCCTTGCCAAGGTGGTCCATGGTGCCTTCCATTAGCTCAATGCCTGTCGCACGCTGTAGCTCTTGGTAGTGAAGCCCCGTCATCAACTGGTCGGTCCTCAATCCGGTTAGATTGAACGCAAGACTGTGCAAGGTGCGAAAGAAAGGCAGATCGTTCTTGGGATCTAGCCCAAACCTCTTGGCAGCACGGTCTTTAGCCTCGTTTGCGGCCTTGCGGGTAAATGCAAAGAACGCGATTCGGTTAGGCGGCGTTCCTTTTGCTAGCTCGTTTTCCACGAGATTGAGAAGAGTCGTCGTTTTACCGGTGCCCGGAGGGCCAAAGATACGTTGCATTAGTGAAAAACATCCTCTTCCGTGACCTCAATGCCGTGCTCTGCGGCTAGTTCGGCCAAATCTTTGGTAGGAAACACAAACACAGGGTTGGCTTCGCCCATGTGCGTAGACAACACGTTGTAGTCCATCCACTCAACGGCATCCTCCACGTCCCAGTTGTGCTGCTTCATCAGCACGGCCAGACATTTATTGTAGTCATACACCATGACGGGGGAGTCCACGCCAACGCACTCCCCTACTCCAATTAATGCTTCTTCAAAGCCTTCGAGAACTATCAAAAGTCTGCCTGCGGGGCGCTATCTGGCTTCCAATCGTCCACTTTGCAGTACCACCCTGTTTTGGGGGCTTTCGCTTGTAGAATGTCGATTCGGATCTCTTCTTCGGTCTGCTGTTGCAGCCAATCAATGAGTTCCTGCCGGTTGATCAACAAAGCGCCTTTCACAAACTCAGGTGCCTTCTGCCGTGGTTTAAAGACCCGTAGGCCCTCTGGAAATACTAGTCCTGTCATTGTTCCTCCTAAAAAGGTATCTCGTCTTCTTTACCGAACGATGGCTCTGCCACGCGACCGGTCAGTTGTTCATGTGCGGGTATCTTCCACAAACGAATAACCTTGCCTTGTATACGAAGCTGAGTTGCTTCGCCGTTTACGTCACGCAGTCTCTGCGCGATCTGGTGCGTTTTGTACGCCTTGAAATTAGCTTTTACCAAGTGTGCCTCCAGATCCTTGAGCCGGAAGTACGTTTCTTTCTGATCTTCATCAGTCCATGGTCGCTTGAGTAAGATCTGTTCTTTCTCATCAGCGGCTTGATGCCCCGTGCAGAACTCTTCCAAGTGGTCTGCAAACTGCCCGTTCACACTGACATCTTGGCTTACCTCAATCACATGCCCCTCGGTGTCGCTCATCTCATTGAGCAAAGCGTTGATACGCTGCTCCCACTGAGCCTTTTGCACGGTACGAGGAAAGAAGTTCAACTGCTCCACACAGGCACGTTGAAACGCCGCTTGGTTCATCAAGTCGTCTGTCCCTAGTTCCAAGGGCTGACCTTGAACGTCCAAGAACCACACGGGCGGAACACTGTTGTACTTGCGCAGGTTGGCGATTTGTACGCCAGAGACAGCAGCATCGATACCAAACTTACGCGTCTTGCATAGCTCGGGGTTGCAGTACGCGTTGATTGGGGCGTCCCTGCACTTGTACGCATAGTCTTTGCGCTCAAGCTGCTTGGCGACCGTATTCACCTCGCCCAAGGGCAGCGGAGGGTGGATAAAGTTCATGTTGTGGTTCAGGATCTCTGTTTCCCACGTGTCGGGATACGCCTTGCGTAAGTAAACACCAACGTTGAACAGCCCGTTATTCCTAGCCCCTTCCCCTATACCTTCCTTGCACAGTATCTGTAAGCAAGGTGGGCCGTCGGGTATGGGCAGTGATTGATCTTGTTCAACGACTAAAGACAGAGCCTGCTCGTGCGTCTGTACGTTCTCTGCTACCAAAGCAAAGAACTGCTCTAAAGTAGCCGCCGTACCGTCCAGATTGAAGGCGTACCTCAAACCATTCTCATGGTCAAAGTACGGCATGTTGAGGAAGTTGCCCACATCGCCACGCTCAAGGTTGAGACTTACCTGCTTCGGGAATATCTCGCTACCGCCATAGCCTAGGCCCGCGCAAAGCTGTGTCAGCACGTCCTGCATGTCTTTTGCGGGGATAAAGGCGTCCGTAAACAAGAAGACGTGAGCGCCCCCTGATTTACTACGACATACCACCAGAGGTAGCTTCGCCGCCTGTATCTTGTCGATCAGAGCCTTGTGGTTGAAGTTGTATTGATCGATATCAATACAGCCCCAACGGCAGGCGTTGTCCTCGTTGATCGGGATGATCCCAATCGACTGTGTACCAGCTAGATGGTTTTCCCAATCTTGCTTGGTCCGAGGTTCGCGAACCACGTTTGCCTTACCCTGCGTCTTGCCGCTGCTAGACTTGGACTCAATTTTAAAAGTCCCATATGCCTGTTTCAGGCCATCAAATATTTCAGCAAATCTACGAATATCCATAAAATCCTTGGTCCGTGCATGGGGCTATCTGCGGAGAGACCTCAAATGCCCCTAACGACGGCACGGAGCGCCGAGTTAGTTGTTACCAAGGGATCTGATCGGAATCATCGTCACCTGTTGCTTGTGCCGCTGCCGGTTGCCCCGATTTAGCGGGTCCCCCGTCCTCATGCTTGACCGTCACCGTTCCTGCACTGATGGCTTGGTGAAAGCTTTTCGCGGCTTGGTACTGACCCGCGTCTTCAATCGCGCCTTCCAGTTCGATCTTCCAGCCGTGCCATACGCCCTTGGAGTTTTCTTCCTTGTTCGTAGACAGGTTGTAAATGTGCGAGAACCGAGGCGGTGTGAACGGCCCGTTTGCACCTACCATGCTTCGCGTGGCGATCATTGAGTTCCACTGGCGCGACTTCTTCAACTGCGTAGACTTCATAGAAATCAATGCGTTAGACCAAGTGCCGTTGTCTTCGAGGATCAACACGTAGTGCTGGTGCGTCTCATCGATGTACTCGCCCTGCATGCCGTCAACGTACTCCTTGTTATCGTCTGCGCTGCGAGTGGTGGATGGTCGCTGATCCTCTGGGCCGAAAATCTTCAAGGGAGCGCCGTTTCCTGACCCCCGAGGTGCCCACATCAGGAACTCTCGCTTGTAGTGACAAGGGATCACCTTGATCGGTGTCTTGCCGGAGTACACCTGCTTTGTCACCGAGTTGATCATGTCGCCAAGCTTCGCCTTATCGGCGATGGCTTCGTCCTGATTCAATAATTCAGAGGACACAATTTTCAGAAAGGGTAGTGCCAGATCGTCCTCTGTCATCTGCATACCTGCGCCCGCATCTGCCTCAAACATTGCTGCGCCAGCGACCACAACGTCGCTCTTCTTCTTTTCCGCTACTTTCTTTTCGTCTTTATCAGCCATTATTTTGCCTTTGTAATCGTTGCTCGTTGTCCAACCCATACGCTAAACAAATCCATGTCTAGCTCCTTACCTTGCTCGACTCGCTCTTTGACCCAAGCCTTCAGCGTCGAGGCATGAACCTCCTGCTTCTGCTCTGGCTCCCAAGCTTTACTTCTCAGTTCTTCGACCAAGGCTTGCGCTTCGTTATCTTTCTCCTTACCAAAGCGCACTGTGACGGTATTTTTGATGATGTCGCCTTCGCCACGCGAGCGTAGCCAATCGAAAGCCGCAGCTTCGTTGTCTTTGCTGATACGCGCACCGTAGGTTTCTTTGATTTCGACCTTGCTCCCGTCTTGCAAGGTGAAGTTGGTCATGCCGATTTCTTGCATTTTGCTAGGCAGATCTTCGTCTGTGAGCTTGAGCAGTTTCTGCTTCGCTTCTTTTAGCTGTTTTTCAAGATTTTTGACCGTTTGATCCGCAGATACGATATTATCTGCGATAGATGACAAAGCATCTAAGCTCCTGTCTCCGGGCAGAGACATAGAAGATTGGCTGTCGGCAGCCATGTCGGCGAGTAAGTCACTCATCGTCTTTCTCCGTTTTTCAAGTTTCAAGCGGCGCTAGCCACTTCCCAAACGAAGCATAATCCCATAATATCGCATGTGTCAAACAATTTAGGCCAAGCATGCAATTTACTTTCAAAACGCAACCTTACGAGCACCAACAGCAGGTTTTTGATGCTAGTTGGGATAGCCGCTCGTGGGCGTTGTTCCTTGAGATGGGGACAGGAAAGACCAAGGTAACCATCGACACTGTCGCCAAGCTTTACTGCGACGGTGAGATAGATACAGCCGTGGTCATTGCGCCGAAGGGCGTGTACGGCAACTGGGTACACAAGGAGATACCGCAGCATTTGCCGGACGATATACCGCTGAAGGTGGTTCAGTGGCAACCGAACCTCACGCAGACCTTCAAGGGTGAAATGTTGCAGCTTGCTAACGACAAAGAACATCTCAAGATCTTGGTAATGAACGTTGAGTCGTTCTCAACCAAAAAGGGCGTGGACGTTGCTAAATGGTTTGTGAAGCGTAACCGCAACTGCTTGGTGGCGGTGGATGAGTCTACGTCGATCAAAAACCGTACAGCAAAGCGTACAAAGAACATCGTCGCGCTAGGCAAAGAAGCCAAGTACAAGCGCATCCTGACCGGTAGCCCTATCACTAAGAACCCTATGGATCTGTACGCTCAGTGTGCTTTCTTGGGCACTGATCTGCTGGGATTTGACAGCTACTACGCGTTTCAGGGCCGTTATGCGGTGATCACTCAGCGTAAGTTTGGCAACAGGAGCTTTCAAGACATTACCGGCTACCGCAATCTGGACGAGCTAAACGTCAAGTTGAACGATTTTTCTAGCCGAGTTTTAAAAGAAGACTGCTTAGACCTGCCGGAAAAGATCTATACGCAACGTAACGTGGCGCTTACCAAAGAACAGGAGCGAGCCTACAAACAGATGCAAGACATGGCCCTAGCCATGCTTGAGAAAGGCGAACTGGCGACTACACAGAGCGTTTTGACGCAGATAATGCGGTTACAAGAGATCTGCTGTGGGCACCTGAAGACAGATGACGGCGAGATACAGGCGCTAGACAGTAACCGAATGTCTGAGTTACTGGACGTGATCAGTGAAATGGACGGCAAGGTAATCGTTTGGGCTAGCTGGGTCTACGACATAGAGCAAATAGAGAAAGAATTATCCAAGGTCTATGGGCCAAGGTCCGTGCGCACCTTTTATGGGGCCACTCCTGCCGATGAACGAGACGAGATTGTGGCTCAGTTTCAAGATCCAGACAGTGATCTGCGGTTTTTTGTAGCTAACCCGCGAACTGGGGGCTACGGGCTGACGCTGACGGCTGCTACCAATATGATCTACTACAACAACCAGTACGACCTAGAAATACGGCTACAGTCCGAGGACCGTGCGCATCGTATCGGTCAAACGCGTCATGTTTTGTATGTAGATCTGGTCAGTCCGGACACTGTGGATGAGAAGATCATCAAGGCCCTACGCGACAAGATCGACATAGCCCAAGAAGTCTTGGGCGAAGAAACTAAGAAGTGGCTTATCTAGCTCGGTGCTTGAGGTAGCGAAGCAATACCTCGCTGCTGTATCAAACCAGAGATAGGGTCATTAGGAAACAGGGCCGCGAACCGCTGACGCTGTTGCGAGTTGACGCCGCCTTGAGGCGGGGGAGCCGGTTGAGGCGCTGCCATTTGTTGGGGCATGGGCTGCTGCATAGGAGGAGCCATCGGCGGTTCCATAGCGACGGGCTGTTCCACAGGCACAGGATCTAAGGTGGGCTGTTCTTCTTGTGCGGCCTGTGCGCCTCGTACAGATAAAGAGGTCAGGTAAGAAGGTGACCCGATAATGTTCTGTGCGATGCGAACGAAAATCTTAGTGCTCAGATCACTTTGTTGTTTCTCGTTGGAACCGGCGCGCATTAAGTCTGCCAGCGTTTTCGCGCTAGATTTTGTCCCAGCGCCCCCCGGCTTCGATATGTCTATCAACAAGTCTTTGGCGACTATATTAGGCAAATTAATAAAATGGTTCCGTAACACCTGTGCGCCTGCCGCCGTAGTTTGAATCGTCGGCGTCATTCCAAGCATCTTGGTTACCTCTGACACGCCTTGAGCACCGGCAAAGCGTGCGATGAAGTCTTTAGCGGCAGGAGTGTCCTTGGCGGCTAGGAAATCATCTACGCCCGCGTCTAGCGCCTCCGTGAGCTTTTTGCCTCGCAGTAGAAAAGTTTTAAGCTCTGCCGCTTGTTCTTTTGGAACACCACCCGCGTCATCCAAGATCTGCATCAAACTGGGGCCTTCTTTGGGGTAGTCGATTAGCCCAACCTGCGTTCGTTTATTAGACGTGTCGTACAGAATGTCGTACATCTTGGAAAAATCGATGACTTGTTTGTCGCCAACGGTATCGAGTGATTTAGTAAGTGCCGCATCCACCAGCGTTGAAAACAAAGCTTTTTTATGACTTTGCTTTTGAACATCGTTAATTTGAGCGTTGTTGATACGTCGCGCAATCGTTTTCAAATCAGTGACAGCAGTCTTGCCAGATATGATGTCTGCAACAGCGGCTTCCGTGCTGTCTACTTCCAAAAACTTACCTAAATTGACTTCTGCTTGGTGCGTCTTGTATCGCTCGGTCTGAGTGTTTAAGGCAGATTCCAATGCAATCTTAGAGGTCCCGGCGCTTTGTAAGTCATTGAGCAAACTTCCGCTGGGATCTAACGCCGCTAGAGCTTCAGAGTTTTTGTTCAAGAACTGATCAATGTCTCTTTGATCCAACGTTTGAACCGTCTGTGTCTCACCCGTGATTGGATTGACGATTGTTGTAGTCTTCGCTTTGCCCGCTATCTCGTTGCGTAAATAAGCATTAATTGCACCGCTGGCCGTGCCTAAAAAATCGTCGTCAAAAGCTAGTTCTGCTCCTTCTAACCCTCGAAAACCAAAAGCTTCCAGTATTTCTTTGACGTTTTTAGTTGGTCTTCCGGCAAACAGTTTGTCTAATGCTTGCTCTGGGGCAATGAGTTCGTCGCCAACTTGTTTTGTACGGCCAAGCTCGCCAACAAACGTTCTTCTAAAAACATTCTGATGTGCTGCCGCATACCTTTCTGCCAAATCTAATGCTTTTATGTTGTCAGACATTTCACCGTCAATGGTGCCGTCATCTATTCGTTTTTTAATTGCATCGGTGACGCCTCGATCTAATATAGCTAGCTGCGCCTCATTAGGGCCGTCTTTAATGCCTCGTTTAGCGTCTCGAAAACCGTCCCTAACTTTGTTCCGGAAAGCCAACAATTCTCCAATTGGCATCATCACAGGATCATCTGACGCAAAGTCGCCTAGCGAAACGTTGTCGATTTCAGACGTTGCTTGAGTCAAGTTGCGCTTAATGGATTCAATTTCTTTGGCTTGCTTCGCTAACTTTAAAATGTTTGCTCGAACAGGCGCTGACATTTCTGTGCCTGCCGCGTCGGGGTCATCTATTTTTCTAGAGAAACCGGCAATGACCTGATCTAAGCGGTTTTCATAACCTCGTTTTGCAGCGCCGCCACTTGTGTCTACCAAAAGATCAAAGGTGTTAAACGCGTCCGGGTTACCCTCTGCTGTCTTTTGGAAGCTTCGGCCAACCGTATCCAATCGATTACTTAACGTTTTTTTCTTGGAAGCGGCTTCTTTCAGTAAATCACCCAAACCTGTATCGGTCTGTAATCCGTAGTTCCTAAGATCATTGATCAAATCACCCTTTAGCTCGCCAGCTTCTGTCAATAAATTGCTGGCGCGAATCTCACGGTATGCCGCTAAAAGCGGTGCCGTACTGACTTGGACGTTCTTATCCACATCCGCGTATAACTTACGACGAACCTCTTTGGATTGTTCTACCGCACGTTCTGCTGCATTTTTGAGTAAAGTACCTTGATCAAGCTTTATTTTAGCGGTGGTGTCTGTGTCGCCACGCACCAAAGCCAATTTATCGGCTGCTTCCGCAGCTTTGGTAAGCTCTACGTCTAAAAGCCCGGTTATTTCGGCCTCTAATCCTTCCTTCTCTAGCTTTGCAGCTTCTTTCAAAAGGTCATCACTGCCTGTAAGACGAAGCATTTGAATTAACTTTCGTAAGTGCTGCCTTGATTGAATGCCAAAGTCTCGTTGTTGGTTAGTCAACGGGACGTTACCACTTCGAGTAGAGGCTTCCAGCAACAAAAAGAAAGGGTCGTTGGTCAGTTGACCGGGGGTAAGCAGATTTGCAAATTCTGGGTCGTCGGCCACTAGTCGATCTAGCTCGTCAGCGAATGCAAGAGCCGCGTTTTCCGGTTCGGGCTGACCCGCTGACCTAGCCGCCGCAGCTTGTGAGGCGTTATACGACTTTACAAGATATTCAGCGGCAACCCGCCTTCTGGCCCTGTCTCCGCGATCTAAAACACCGAACAGGTTTTTAGCGGAGCCTTTGAAGCCTTTTTCGGAAACGTCTTGTCTAGCTACTCCCCCCAACGAGGTTACAGCGTCCGCTGCAAGAAAGGCCGGGCTAGGGGCTAACGACGCTGCAACGCCCGCTATTGTTCTCCGAACGTCGTCGCCGGGGTACAAAGACTCTGATATGCCCTCTGCGGCAGCAGGAATCGCGCTGTAGCCCAATTCTCGTAAACCAAAGCTAATTGCGCTTTTGTCTCGGGCTTCTTTACCCACACTGGAAACAAGGTTTTCTAAAAATTCACGTCTTTTGACGTTTTTAGGCACGCCATCTTTGATAAAAAGCTTACCTGCCTCTTGAGCAAGTTTGGCTTTTTCTTCGTTGTGTCGCGCAAGAAGTTTTTTCGCCCCAAAATCAACTGCCTCTGGGATGCTTTTTAAAGCAAGTTGCGTGAGCGGAACCGTACTTGCCACGCTGCCGAGCACCTCGCCAGCAGCGCCCGCGCCTCGTTCTCCGGGCAGTAGCTGCCTTTCGCCAAGAGTAGCTTCTTCTAGTGCCTGTCCCGCACCGGTCATTCCCGTAGCGATAGCTGCCAAAATTCCGCCACCCAGCAAAAGCGGGGTGGAGGCTACTCCGGCTGCGGTAAGACCGGCCACGGTGGCCGCACCTGCCAAACCTCCGGGCAACCCTTCTACGGCACCTCTTCCAATACCGCCAAAGAAGGAGCCTACCGGGTCTGATTCAAGATCATCAGGATCTCGGCCAATAAGCTTGGCTACCACCTGTTCGTTGGTGAAACCTGCTTTGCGGGCACCCGATAAATCAAAATTGGCTTTCTCACTAAGCTTCTTGGCGATGAGGTCTAAAGACGTTCTTGAGTCAAAGCCTTTGTCGGAAAGCGCAACAAAAGCGCCGTTCAGATCAAAGTCCAACGGCTTCTTAGCGTTGGCCCGCGCGGCGCGAAGACTTGCCCGCTCCTCCTCAGACACGTCAGATATGCCTTGTGCAAGGGTGGACGGCAGATACGTTAGTGGGATAGCCATTTACTTAAAAAACTTATCCAATGAATCGTAGACTTCTTCAGACGGCATCAGCTTGGCCTCATACGCTTTGATGACGTTGTCATACTCAGCTTGAATCGCGTTCATCTGCGCCAGATCCGTCTGCACCTTAGTGATTTCTTTCCGCGTCAGGTTAGCATTGTCTAACAAGTCTTCTTGGTTTTTGATGCCAAGATCCATGGTGTTACGCGCTAACTTAAAGTAATCCAACGCTTCGTCATCTTGTAAGCTAAACGAATCAGCGGGAACTTGCATGTTTTTCAGCATGCGCTGTAGCTCGACGTTGTCTTTACCCGGTATAGCAGCCATCAAAGTGGTAGTAGCTACCGTGCCTAGTGTTTCAACGGCCTTTTTAGCCTGTCGGGTATCGGCAGCAAGCCCTGCTTCCGTGCCAAAAATAGCGTTCGCTACGGTGTTGAGGGCAACGCCCCCAATATTTAAAAGCCCCTCTTGCGTGCCGGTAGCCTTAGTGATGTCTGCTATGTCCTGCGTGATAGTAGGCTCATAGGTGCGAGGAAGCTGCTCTGGGTCTAACGTTTCTTGAGTCATAGGAAAACGATATCCCGTGACAGGATCAAGAAGACCCTGCCCCGCGCCCATGTCTACCTCACCACCGCCCGCAAAACCGGGTAGCGTTGGAATCACGAAACCAGCCTCTTTACGTTTTATAAGAGCGGCTCGCAGGGCCGGAGTCAGTTTACGTGCGGGTACTTGATTACCACGGTTGTCCATAGTCACCGTGCCAAACATGTTGTTAAGCGCAAGTTCAAAGCCCGGAACATCTAATCCCTTAGCGTAGGCATTAATAGCGTTCCTGTCGCCCAAAAGCTCCGTTTGCTGCGCTGCTGTGCCAAATTTCGGTCCTGCACCTCGTGCTTGTAGCGCACCCAGAACTGACTCGCTTCTAAGCATGGCACTCCGTTCTTGGCGCAAAGCCAGATCAGCTACATTAATGTAATTAGCGATGTTCTGGTCTGTCCTAGCCAAGAAGTTTTGATCTATGCCCTGCGCTAACGCTGCTGCCTGAAGTCTTTGTATATCTGCATTGATCTCGTTCAATTGTCGTGCTTGCGATCCTTGCCCAACGAATCCGCCCGAAACGTCGTACAGAAAACTATCTTCGGTAGAAGGCGCTAACGCCTTGTCCTGCGCAAACTTCTCTTGGTTAAGCTCTAAAGCTTCGCGACGATAATCTAATTCATCGTCGGACAAGTCTCTTCGCAAGTCTCGGTCTAACTCAGACTGACCTGCGAGAAAATCTTGCTGAATATTCTGTAACAAAGTCGTGTGATCTAACCGCTGAGTTTGCATTGCTTGATCTATGCCGCCTTGCAAATTGATGAAGGCCGTTTGATTGGCACGCTGACGAGCAAACCGATCCGTTTGTATTGCCAAATCGTTGTTGAAGTTTACACCTGTAAGCTCTAGTTGGTTTTTACGCAAAGTTTCCGTTTGCGTTTGAAGACGACCGAAGTCTCGTTCTGCTTGCGCTTCGGTCAGATCTGCCCTGACTCGCGTGATGTTTTCTTCTATCTCGGCTTTTCGGTCAGTTTGCTGCGCTTGGAACTTTCGGTTTGCATCGCTCTCAAACGCGTTAAAACCGATCTCAGCAACCAGATTTTCGCCCGCTGACTTAAGACCCGCTACGGTAATCAAACCTTGTTGATCAAGTCTTCGTTTGTCCAAGCCCGCCTCAATAAGGGCGCGCCTAGCGTCAGAAGTACTTCTTTCTTGCGCTTCTTGGTCGCGCTGCTCTGCCGCAATCCCTTGTTGTATGGCAGCTAATCGAATTCCCTGTTCACCTTTACGCTCTCTAGCTAGTCGCTCACCCGCGCTTTCTGCATACTGCTGCCCCACGGAGCCTAATTGGGCTAAAAACCCTCTTCCGGCCATGTTTTCACCGGTCTTTGGATCTCGGCCAGAGGCAAAAGCAAACCCTGCTCGGGCTAAATCCAACGCAGCTTCGCGATCAGAAAAAGCTCGTTGACCTTCGATGTCATAAGCTTCTTCCATCAGTGTTTGGTATTCTGCGGCAGCGTCTCTTGCACTTCGCGGTTCACGCCGCCGTAGCGCCTCACTTTGTAATAGCGCCGCGTACTCTTCAGGAAGCATAGACGCCAGATTCGGGACAGGCCCTATGCCCGCCGTTGCGTCGGCAATGCCCGTCCGTATGGACTGCGGACTAAATGATGTACCAAAAGTAGGGTCATAGACCGGGTCGCCAAAGTTAACTGCGCCACCCGGTGCGAACTTTTTTACGGCACCGCCTTGGTTAAACTGTTGCACCGGCTCGTCCATGGGTTCGGGCTGTCCCTGCGCCATCAAAGCGCCCACGCCTTGGCCCATCTCGTCGTTCATATCGGTTTCGCCGAGAACTTGTTGAATTAAGCCGCCCACGCCGCTATCTACAGCGCCTTCTTCCGACAGCATAATAGTAGGCTGCACCATCGTCAGTACTGACTCTGGTGTCTGCATAGCATCTTGCTCGCCCACAAACGTGGCAAGCTCTGCTACCCGATCTTGCAGGGGACGGTCATTACCACGGATTGAGTTAATTAACTCCTCCGTGTTGCTCGCCATGTCGATGCCGTCCATGGTTTCAGCAAGGTAATCCAAACCAATTTTCTCGCCTTCTTCGCGAGCCATCAGCACATCTTGAGCTAACGGGTCCAGAGGAGCTTCCGCAGGCATCTGCTCCGGCATCATAGCCATAGCGTCAGCAGGCATCATAGCCATAGCGTCAGCAGGCATCATAGCGCCAATACCGCCGCCTTCTTGCTTCTCAATAACGCCACGCCCCATCAATATGTCTTTCTGAGTGACTTTGCCGTCACCGCTAAGATCTGGGAACTTGTTAGCGCCGCCACCGGCTGCTCGAAACAAAGGTCTTTGAATTACGCTCATTAAAAGGCCCTCGCTAGACCTGCCGCTCCCATTGCCAAGCCACCGGCTGTTTGAGCCAAGCTTGGAGAAGGAGACGATTGTTGGAATACGGCGCTTTGTGATGAAGGTAGCGCCTTAGTCATGTCGCCCAAGAATCCTAGCTGTGCCAGTGGCTGGTTGTAAGCTGCTTGCTTCGCCGCAAACTGGGCGTTCAGCACGTTCTGCGCCTGCTGCTGACCCATGCCACCGTACTGTAGCAGGCTTTGTACATCCGCCTGTCGCTGTTGCTGCGCTTGTTGTCCAAGGGCCGCTTGCTGTCCACCAAGGCTACCTAGCTGACCGGCAAGTTGCCCGCTTTGCATAGCGAGTCCCGCAATACCTTGGCCCATTGCTCCGCGCTGTTGCGCAAGGGCCGCGAGTTGATCTACGTCTCTTTGCGCCAACTGACCGAATTGCAGTCCTAACTGACCGCCTTGCTGGGCAATATTTGCCCGTTGTCCAGCCATTTGAGCCAGTGCCTGCTGACCTTGTAAACCCAACGCTCCGCCTGCCTGCGCGCCCTGCTGCGCGAGTTGTGCCGCAGATATACCTAACCGTCCTTGGTTTTGTGCAGTTTGCGCGGCTTGTTGCGCCATCTGATTCTGTAGCTGCTGCGTTGAAATGCCCAACTGCGCGGCTTGTTGAGCTAGTTGTGCTTGATTCATCTGACCCGACAGTCCTAACTGGCCGCCCTGCAAGGCACCGGTCTGAGCCAATTGCTCTGCGCTCAGTCCTAATTGACCGGCCTGTTGCGCTAGCTGACCGCGTAGTTGCTGAGTCGTTATGCCTAATTGGGCTGCTCGTTGCGCAAGATCGGCCTCTGTTTGACTGCCAGACAAGCCAAGTTGACCGCCTTGTAAGGCCCCCGTTTGAGCTAATTGCTCTGCACTCAAGCCCAAAGCGCCTGCCTGTTGCGCCGCTTGCAAGGACGAGCCTGCCCCCGCTTGCCCTAACGATCCCGTAAGCTGCGCCGCTTGCTGTTGGCGAGCTTTAGAAGCTTCAAAGGCTTGTTGCGCCTGTTGCGCCGCCTGCTGGTAGCCTTGTGATCGAAGTTGTGCCCCGGTCCGCGCTTGTTGTTCCAAGACGTTTCGACCGATCTCAGACTCCATGATGGCTCCTCTAGAACCACCGAATGCGCCTGCCGCTGCTTGAGCCGCACGCGCTTCATTGACTTGTTTTTCGCCTAGTCGAGCAATTTCAGCTTGTTCAGCTTCAATGACCTGCCGAGTAAACGGGTCCATAAAAGCACCAATACCACTAGGATCGAACTGCCCTGCACTGCCCTCTAACTGTCTTATGCCAGAAAGGGCCGTGCCCATGCCCATAGCGCCTGCTTGTCCTAATTGACGTTGCGCTTGCGCAGTGGATTGCCGTGCTCTTTGCTCCGCAAGCTGACGTTGCTGTTGAGCTTGTTGTATTCCGCCGCCGATTTGGCCCGCTGCTCCGAGGATGCCTCTTTGCCCTGCTGCGCCTTCTTGAATCGCCGCTCCAGCCGCACTGCCAAGCTGACCTTGGGCGGCTGCCGTGGACTGTCTGGCACGCAGTGCTGCCAATTGTTGTGCCTGTTGCGCACCACCGACTTGATTAGCAATGCCGCGTTGCGCTTGTCCCATGCTGCGCATGCCTTGTGCCGCAATCTGACCGGCTCGTTGGCCGGATTGCATTGCTTGTAACTGAGCACGCTGACTTGCGGCCCTTGCTTGATCAGCCGCTTGCAAACCCAGCCGACCTGACTCACCAAGCCCTCGTTGAGCAGCAAGCACTTGATCACCCACGCCTGCTCCGGCACGTGCAATGTCTGTCGCTGCGCCAGAAAGACCCGTTAAGGCTTGATCCCTGATTAGAAAGGGCGCTGCACGCTGCTGAGTCGCCAATAAGCGCGCCTGCTCTAGCCCGGAAATACCTTGCTGTTGCTGTGCTAACGATTCTTGCAGCAAAGGCACAGAGGTATCTGCAATCAAGCCTTGCGCGGCTGCGTTTGCGTCACTTGCGCCCGTTAAATACGGTTCATAGCCGCCAATACCTTCACGGACAATGGTGCCTGCGTTTAGCTGCTCGGCTGTAAAGCCCGCAATACCCTGCGCAGGCGGTGTGATACCTTGCTTCTGAAGCTCCTGAATGTATTTTTGCGCGTCTTGGTATAGCCCAAGCTTATACGCCTCAATTTCTGGGGCTTCGCGTACATACTGAGTTGTGGTTGTTACTTCAGACATTACGCTCTAGCCTCAAATTGACGCATCATTCGATACATGGTGTCCATGCCGTCTTCTCGGCTACCTTTTCCTGCTCCGCGCACTGCCTTAGCCGTAAAAACAAACTCGCCATCAGAAAGCATGGCAGGGATGTCGTCAGAGATTTCCGTGCCGGGGCCTTCAATAGAGCCGTTCATACGAGGGAAATTCATAATACCGCCGCCCTCTGCTACGTTCAAAGGAGTGGGTGTGAAAGCAGGTACATTAAATACATTGCCCGCCGAACGAGTCACAGTGAACTGCGGCTGTCGGTAAACAAAATCGTCGCCGTATATGCGGTATTTAGATGGATCGGCTTCAATAAGGTCCATGCCGGTAGGTATATCGTCAATGTTGATACCTTCTACCTCTTCGGGCTTGGATAAGGCGCTAAGACCCAACACTGCCGCAGCGCCGGGGCCGTAAGTCCTAAAATTACCCAACTTTAAGTCGGTTTTTATAAAATCTTGTACTGCGCCAGAATCGTAAGGTAACTTTTCTGCCTTGAGATATGCTCTGACAGCTTTGGGGTCCACCTGACCGCGAGGCAAAAACAAATTCTGAAGCGCCTCCACTCGACCACCGAGTATACCGTCGGAACCTTCTATGCCCGTAAAAATATCCTTGACGCTTTGACTGGCGGTCGGAACCTGCAAGCTTTCTAAAGTAGGTACGTCGGCCCCGGCTCCTGCACCCGCAGCGGCATCTGCACCCGTAACACCGTCAGGGGTGCGAAGTCCGGTTTCGGATAGTCCAGCCTCACGCCTCATGCTCCGCAGATATCTATCTTGCGCACTTTCGGTCAAGCTCGTGTCGATGTCCGTAACTAGCTGTTCCGCTCCGGGGAACATTTCTAACGAAGCGTCTACTGGAGCAAGAGCACCCGGTAAACGTATGCCGGTTACTTGTGGGGATGTCGCATCAATACCAGCGGGTGTTTGAGTAGCCACTGTACCGGAAGCCGCATCAGCCATTGTCACTTCGCCGGGTGGCAGGAATTCTGTTGTGATCACCGTTTCACCCGGAGTTGGAACTGCCCCTGTTTTAGCTAAAGTAGCGTCCATTACGTCCAAATCGGTGCTCAGAGCGTCACCCAGTTGAGTGTCTACTTGAGCAGTGGCATCCGCTTGTGGCGTCCCCTCAAGCTCAGTAGCACCCGCAAGCTTGCCACGAGCAAACGCCAAGCCTTTCGTTGTAGCGCCCGCTAAGGCTGCGCTAGTTAAAATGTCTTTCGGCTTTCCGCCTGAAAGAGCCGTAGATATGGCCGATTGAGTAGCCATTCGTTTTGCACTGTCTGCGGCCCAACTGTATTTATTAGCTATCTTTCCACCGGCAAAGCTAGAAATACCGCCTATGGCCGCTGCTTTGAGGCTGTCTTTTAAGCTTCCGCCTTGAATAGCGGTTGAAACTCCAGAAACAATCGCACTCGCCATCGCGGGGTTAATGATTCCGCCTGTCAAAACGGTTAAACCAATCGTGGCTATAACCGGCAGAACCTTTTTGACAATCTTCTTCAAGCCTCTGAACAACTTCTTCAAGAAGAATTCAGGCTGACCTGTCACAGGGTTGATTGAGTTAAGCTCGTTACCTACAACGTAACGCTCTGGCTCAATGCCCATGATGCGCATTTCTGCAAAAAGCTTTTCTTTAAGGGCGGGATTTTGGTTGAAGACTTCCATTGGTATGACAGTCTCGCCTTCAGCGGCGTGGACCATATACTCGTCTTCATTACGGCCATATTCGGCCAGTTTGTCGGCTATTTTTACAACGTTGGTGATGCCCTTGGGTGGCACATCATCATCGTCATCGGCCCAAGAGCCGGTTTCCGCCGTCAAAAAGGTAGCAATACCGCCTTCCGGTATAGGAACCTGATCCAGTTCCTCAAACTCATCGTATTTAAGTGCAGCTTGTCCCATGTCCTTAGTATACGCCTATTTTTATTAGAAGAACCAACCTAACCGTGTACGTTCACCACGATAGATCCGTTTGTAATTACTTGAACAACGCCTATTTCGCCCGTGGCTTCTAGCTTAGAAACAGTGAACGGCAAAGGGTCTGATAGGTTCACCCACTCATTGCCGGTATACAGTTGCAAACGCCCCACAGTAAGGTTCCAAATCAAAGCACCCGCGTCAAATTTTAGCTGATCTCTTTGTGTTGTAACGAACTGCGGAGTCGCATCCGGATCAAAAGAGTCTAAACTTAATTCCAACAAGCGAATAGTGCGATTAAACGTGTTTCCGTCAACAGAATCACCATTGACGGCAAAGGGCAATCGACCCTGTAACAGCTTACTCATCGACGACCGTTCGGTTGTAAGTCTAAACGCGTGCCACCGATCCTAAAACCAACCCCTAAACGAGTGCCCGTGGTGCCGTCGTCGTCTGATTCAAAACGAACAGCAGCTTGCCGCCCTCTGGCGCGAGTGTCGATTTTAGTAGTACTGCTTGTAAACGACGTTGTTTGATCCGTGGTCAGTGATTCGCCGGGAAAGTTACGCGCTTTCAAAACAAAGTTTAGCGCCTGAGTTGCTCCGGAATCACCCGTAAACTTAACGTCCGGGATACAACGCCGCACAAATTGAAACTGCTCTCCGTCACCCAAATCAAAGTCGGCGCTTTCAACAAACACGTTATCCATTGGCGAATCTTCGTCATCAAAGCCTGTCTCGTGGCTAAAGATGTAGTTACTACTGCTAGAGACGCCTGCTGCACGCGGAAAGCTTTCGATTCCTTCATCTAGCCACGCGGTGCGCGATAGATTACCTATTGCCCATGTCTGCTCAACGTAGTTATACGTCACATACCGGTCAATCACGTCTGAAGTAGATGAGCAATAAAACCAACCTACTTCGTCAAACTGTTTGTTTACAAAGCCAAAAACTTGGAAAGCTTGCGCCTCGTTAAAATCGCTTAGAACATAAGATTTCACGCTACACGGGACAGGCTGGACAGAGCCTTGGTAAGCATAAAATCCTTTCTTATCCATCCAGAACACGCCATTAGGCGTATTAACCGCCGCATTTGGGCCTACAAGGCTTACGCCTTCATTAATAAGGTTCAAGCCAAAGGTCAGCGGCGGACCAATAAACTGTAAGCTGTACAGTGCCACGTCCGTCCAGACCAATGTTTCTTGTCTAGCGCGCAAACCGCCAATAATTTGTGATCCGGCAGAACAACGCAGTGAACCGGCGGTGTTTGTTGCCGTGGGGAACCATTCTGCCGGGTTTTCTTGATCGGAAAAGGCAATCAACAAAGGGTCAATAGTCCCTGTTCTGGCAGTTGAAGCGTCGTTTATCGGGTCTGCGCCTAGTGCAATGACGTGTCTATCCACGTCGGATACCAAAACTTGAAGGGCGGCTGTCGGCGTGAAATTAGCGCCGGTCAAAGCAGATATGTTTACCGCTCTGTCTGTTCCTAGCGTTTTTGCGCTGGTATCCCAGTAATAGATGCCGCCCGCACGCACATTTGCTATTAAGTCTTCGCCAAAACTGTCCATAGACCACAGGCGAAGTTGGTTGACGGAGATAAGAGGAGTGCTAGAACCCCAAGCTCCATTGCCCCAAGCACCCACACTCCAACCTGTTCCTGCAACAAATACATCAAGGCCGACATTGATCTGATATGTACCAACCGTTGAGCTACCGCCGTTGCCACTGTCGCTGCTGTTGGCCGTAACAGTTGTTCCAGAAGTATCTTTTGCTGTGATTACATACACGTTGGTGCTAGTAATCGAATCAATCTCGTACTCTTGGTTCAACACAGCGGCAATGACATTGCCGCCAAGTGAGGCTGCGCCTGAGAAAGTAACAAAGTCTCCCTGAACTGCACCGTGAGCAGTGTCGGTTACGTTAATAGAGCTTGATCCGTTGGTTGCGCCAAAAGTTACGTCACCCGCTGCCGTGGTTGACCGTATGGGCGTTATATCGTTGTAGTTTGTGCCTGTTTGAATGTAGAGTTTTTTTGATGTACCGACACCCAAAAGCTTTGTGCCATCAAGGTTCGTCCAGCCAAAAAGTTTTCTTCCAGTTCCTACAAAAGAAGACGTGATATATTTAACCCAGCCGCCAATTTTTTCGGGCAAGCCCTTGCGAAAACGCACCAAATTACCGTCAAACCATCCGCCTTCGGCGGTATAATCTGTGCCTTCTTTGTTTATTCCGGGATTAAAAATAAATTTTTGTAACGGCATTAGATATACTCACCACTACGAATCATTTCGGTTACGCGAATCGCTCTCGTACCAACCTGTTTCGCCCATTTACTGTCCATAAATTCATCTGCGGCGATATCAAACTGCTCACGCGACATTGCCTCAAGAGCATTTACAAAACCGCGCAACCTAGTTAAACCAAGGTTGAAACAGATGTCGATCATTGCATCTTGCCGCGCTTCGTTGATGCCGTTGAACCAAAAGTAAGCATCCGATAGCTCGTCTTTCACTCGCGCTATGTCATTCGCCAGCAGATATTCGATCTCATCATCAGACAGCCCAAGGCCAGACTCGCTGATATTTCGCCCGACGCCTATGGTTTCGTAGCCAGCGGAGCACAAATAAACCTTAGATTTGACGCCTTCGTGGCGTTTTATCATTTCAACAAGCTTGCTCATTACTTACCAACACCTTTAACGCGCTCAAATGATCTAGCGCCGCCCAACCCCAACATACCAAGAAG